TATCCTCCTTCCATTTGTAATTGCGTAGCTCCTTGATAAGGTTCACACTCCGAGACGTGATAAGAAGCGGGCGCGAATGGAGGAACTGGATTCCGCTTCTAACCGAATCTCTTCCCTTTCTTGCTCCGTGAGTATTGAATCCGTGAGCGTGTATCTCGTCGATGCTCTTTGGTTCGGCGGAGTCACAGATAACAACATCCGATCTATCGACGTTATTATCTCGGAGCATTTGCGCGATATTGCTATTAGTAAGGCGCGTTGCGTAGCAGAGTTCATCGACCGCGAATCCGTGGCCGTCGGTAAAGACTCGCACGATGGCGGTGGGGTCGTTCGTATATCCGAAGTCGAGTCCGATGTTGAGTAGCTTGTATTCATTTGGTATCTGGTCTATTTCTTTCCAATGGGTGAAGATGGTCGCTCGGCTTGTTCCTCGCTCTCCGAGTCCGTACACCCTCCAGAAGTTTTCGTCTGCTTCTTTGAAGCGTTCAATTTCCAGGAGTACACTTTCCGGGAGGAACGGGTTGTCCTTGTACGTGGTTTTGTAAAAATCGCAGTCATCGCGTTTGGGTAAGTCGTAAAGCCAATGAAATTCGTCGGAGGGGTTAAAGTCTACTATTATCCTCCCCGTGGTTCTAAGGATAAGTTGCCGCCAATCTTCAAGGGTTATCTCGTTGGCTTCGTTGATAAAGAGAACGTCACGCTTTCGCCCTCGCACCTTCTGCGGTTGATCCACCGAAATGAACTCCACGAGGTTTCCCCACAATTGATAGGTCGCATCGCTCTTGTTGTGAAGCTCGACGTTATATGCATCTTCGTTTTGCAGTATCTCGAAGAAGTCCCTCATAGCGGTAGCACGGAGGGCGGGAAATGTCTTGCGGCAAATGGTCACCACGAGGCCGCTGTTCTTGTGGCATAGCTCTATGAGGCTTTGAAGTATTGAGTACGTCTTGCCTGATCGCGTTCCGCCTTGATTGCAAATTATCCGCTTCTTTGAGTTCCTGACGTGGTAATATGTGGCGGGAAGTTTCACCGGCTACAAGGTATAAAAAAAGCCCCTTTCGGGGCTTCTGTTATATAGCGAGATATTTTCTCAGCTTCGGCACATCCTCAAAAAGATGGTATCTCGTGAGGTCTGACCAGCTCACTACAAGCTCGTCACCCGCGCCAACTTGCCGAACGCCTTGCGCGTTGGTGATGTTAGCAATACGAACGAGCGCGTCGCGCGTTCCATTCCAACGTGGTTCGACAATGCAAACCACAGCGGTAACCGTCCCTTTCTTGGGAGCAGTTGCGACCCATAAAAGGTCGTTATGAGAAAAAGAAGAAGGAGAGAGAAGAGAACGAACAGATTCCATAGCTGTGGAATTTGTGCCCTGAGAGGCGGGCGACCTGTTCAGACCGTTGTTAGCCTGTCATTGTTTGCTTCAAAGATACAGCTATTTTTCCATTCTCCTATGGAAAATTCACTTTTCTGCAAATTATTTTTCATCCAACCACGAGAGCGGTTTCTTCTCTTGTACCTCTATCTCTTGCCGTTCGATGTATCCGCGCTTCTTGCCTTTGGTCTTTAGAAAGAAGATAGTCGCTGCCGGGTTGCCATCCTTCACGAGCTTATAGAGGTGCGATTCTGCGAAGTCAAGAACGCCGTCCTGGATTGAGTTTACCGCCTTCTTATATTCTTCGTCCGCCTTGAGCCATGCGTAATGGGTCTGCCGCGATATATCGACCATCTTACAAGCGGTGGATACAATGCCCAACGACTTCTCCAATGCTTCCAACATCGCTTCTTTTTTAGTGTCAGTTCTGTCAAGTTTTACCGCTTCCATTATTTACCGCAGAGTTCGCATTTTGGTTTCTCCTCTTTCTCTTGCTCTTCTTCTTGTGGATCCCATACGTTAAGACCCCATTGGTTTAATTCGGTTGCGTCCCATTCGTTGGCGAGGACGTCGAAGTCGTGTTCTCCTGCGCTTGTGTTGTCTTTAATTATGAACTCTCTTTCTTTGGCTTCTCCCCAAGTAGCGAAGTAAACGGGTGCTTCTTTGAGTCCTGCGGCTTTGCAGGCTTTGTATCTCATATTCCCCCCTATGATTACGCCGTCCGGGTTTACGACTATGGGACGCGCTTCGAGCATCTCCGGGAAGGTCTGGATGCTTCGAACGAGTTTCTCGAACTTGTCTTCTTTAATCGTCCGCGGGTTGTTCGGGTTCTCCCGAATCTCCGAGAGCTTCGTGAGCTTGAACGATGACGGCCTCGAGGGTTTGTCTGAATTCGACATTATGAACGGCTAAAGTTAGGAGGAGGGTTGCGGGATCTGGCCCCGTATGGAGGCGCACTACTTCGGCGTTCTCCGTAATGAGTAGAAAGTTCTTCGCGTGGAGTAGGGCTTTTCGTGCGTTTCTCATGGGTGCAATATACGCCCTTCGACATCTTGTGCAATGGTTTCAAGCCATTCGCGGTCGTAGTGGGTCATGTTGTGTTCTCTGCGGTGAAGCACCTTTATCTTCTCATAGGATACGGTTTCAAACTTCTCCTTCTTGGGTTGCTTCATGTACTCGCGGATGTTGTGAGCGATCTCGTCGCGTTCTTCTTTGGTGTAGCTCATTCCTGCGTGTCTTCTTTCCATATGGCAGAACATACAGCAACGCGTTGATCTGCATCGGGATAGTCTCGCTTCGTGACCACCGTATTTATACAGCGGTTCATGTATTGGTAGCGGTTTTCGTTTTTGTTGGGTCTAGGTAGTGCCATCTTTTAAGAGTTGTTTGAGTTCGTTTAGCATCCTCCTGTTACAGCTACTGCATTGAGAGGCTTTTGTATTTGTTCCGGTGGCCTTGCTGTACAATTCTGCAAGGTCTCCGTTCGTTGCATTGCGTGGGTTCTCGATTAGTTCCCGAATCGCATCGAGGTCTTTCGCGCTAATCTCTGCCTCCCATTTACCGAGGGGGCATGAAGCTACCTTTAACCGTGTCTTCGTAGGCATATGACAGCCGCACAACTTCGAGTCGGTAAAGGCTTCTGTTACCAGGGGGCCGCAACTCTTCGTAAGGGTAACGAAGTATTCGCAGTCGTAGCAAATAGCGAGGCGGTCAGTCCTCTTCTGTCCTGTTACGAAGAACATTCTTTAAGGTTTTTCGGGTAAGGTGTAGTTAGCGATATAGGGTCGATTCTCCAATGCCAGACCGTCGAGATATTTCAGCCATATTCCATCCGCTGAGATATAGCCCAAATAATGTTCTGTCGAACCATGAGAGACGGTCCAGAATAAGTTCAAGCTGTTCGCGCTGGAGTGCTTTGCTCCAGTCGGTTTCGGTCGCTTGTTCTTGGGGTTCATTGTCGTTTGTTTTATACAGTTCCTTAAATTTTCCGCGTGTCGCTTCGAAGTACATAGCCTTCACGAAGTACCCGAAAGGGTTCTCCATATATCGCTTATCAATACAGCGCAAATAAACATGGTGCACAAGGTCGCCTGGATCCTCCGTCCATCGTTTGGCAACGTGGAGGAGTTTCGAATAATTCCGTGTTAAGAATTCATTCCAGTCCAGTGTGTGCCTTGATTTCATTTACCTTCCTTCGATAGTATCTGCACTTCTCTTCGAGTTCTTCAACGGTCCAATTTTTCGTTTTGTTGCTCTCTATGAGGATGGCTTCCGCCGTTCCTTCGCCGTATTGCGCATCGAGGTTTTTACCGAAAACGTACTGCTGGCCTCCGGTCATATTGCATTGCTTACATTGGAACTGGCAGTTCTCCTCCTTCCATCGCGTGGCGAGCTTTGCCCGCGTGATAAAGTGACCGCAGTCTACTTCCTTATAGTGCCTCAAACGACCGCACGTGTAGCAATTTCCCCAACCTTCTTCGTTGGATCCACGCAAGCGGATGAACTGCGAAAAAATAGAATCAAGTTTGCTTTTCGTCTTTGCTATTCCCATTCTTTCCCGGTATCAAAAAAGGGTTGTTCTTCATTCTCCAAGCGAGCTTTGCCGCTTCTGCATCGTATTTGGGGACGTTGGTAGGGTCTTCCGCTCCTCGCGTTACTTGCTTATGTTTTCGCTCTAGAATCGGGGCGCGTTCCTCCTCGTGCTTTACGATGCACTCGCGAAACTCCTGAATCTTTAGCCTCTCGTAATATTTGCCGTAGTAGCCCGTCATCATGCGCTGACAAATTAGCTTGAATTCCTCCAATTTCAAAACGGGGAATACTTCGAAGACCATCTCCGCGCAAAGTGCTACATCTTCGAAGCTCTGGAGTGTCTTCTTCGCGTCGATGAAATCGACCGTTTTCTTGATCATGGAGATAACCGCCGCCCTGGTTTCTTCGGGCATTACCCGGAGCGCGGTTTTTATGTTGGTGCCTTGCTCCCAACACTCCTCCGGGGTGTACTTAAATAATCCCGTGCCGGATATAGTTGTCAAACTCATCTCTGCTTGGGCTTGTCTTACTTGTAGTTGTGTTTCGCTGTTCATTGTTGTTTCGTTTTATCCAATTCCGGGCGGCTGCCTTCCAATCTTTCATCTTGGATTTGCCGACCATCCATCCTTTGGAGGTGTAAAAATTAAAGAATTTTTCGCCTTCGTCGGTGGTGCTTCCTGCTTCTTTAAATGTGGACATACATTCCTCGAGGTTCGGGGGTGTAAACCCCCTATTCTTTTTAACTTGTTCTTTAACTTGTTCTTTAACTGTATTAATAGAGGTACTATTCTTTCCTGCTGCACGTAAATTATTTACGGTCTGCCCGTAAGAATCTTTCCCCCTGCCCGTAAAATTTTTACGGTCTGCCTGATAGGTTACTTTCCTTCTGCGTCCATCGAACTCAATCTTTATGAACCCCATCCCCTGCAATTTCTTGAGTGATTTGGAGATCGTAGGTCGGGAAACTTTGTACTCCTCCTGGATAGTCTCGTTCGATTTGTAGAAGGCCTTCCCTTCTCCAGTGAAGGAATCTATTTCAGCGAGCAAGGCTTTCTCTGTTAGGCTTAATTCCTTGTTCAACCAAACTTCCTTGGGTATCCATACGCCTTTGAATTCTCTTTGCATGGTTCAAAGATGGAAAAAAAGGGGGCTAAAGCGCCCCCTCTTCTTCACAGATAATAACTTCCTCTATGATTTCGGCGTAGTTCGCGCCGGTTTGGTGGCTTATCTCCGGAATGTACTTGAGCATATTCCGAGGGCGCGTACCGCACCAGTTGCGGACCGTCGCTCCCGTTACGTCCAAATGATAGGCGGCCTTTTCGAGTGATCCGTAGTTGCGAATCAAAAAGAGCTTAATATTATTCATAGCGTTCAAATTTAAATGCGCCCCACAGGAACGACTTCTTTACTACTACCCGCTTGTTCTCAATGCCCGCAGGCGCGTTTTGAGGGGCCTTCCTTGCATTATCTACCGTTAGGGTAGGTATACCCTTATGCGGGTCGTTTTCGTTGCGTTTTTTGCGATCTTCTGCTATGACGTAGTACACAAGTCCCGGACTGCATTTGCAGTATTTCGACATGGTTTCTATTTTCGCGTTTGGATGCTTGCGTAAATACGCGCGTATTTTTTCGCTCTTGCTCATAGCTTAGAGATTAAGGTGTTGCGGATCTTCAATAACCATTCAGCCGCCTCGATAATCTTCTCCGGATCGCTCTCCTGATTGATAGCGTGACCGATTGCCCAGCTAGCATCTATACGCTTTTGTATGTCCGGGCTTTGGCTCCCGCCTTGGTTAGGCGTAAACCCGGGCTTCGTCAGCTTCATACGGTCGCCCCACTTGCTAGGCGTTATTTCGTATTCTACTTCGTCGCCGACATTCCAGCGGTCTATCGTCTTCGCCGATACCTCTCCGCTCGCTCCGTCTTCTAGTCCGATTTCAAACTTGTACATTAGGCCGTTACGACCTTCATACGTGCCATTCGGTTGAATGGTCTTTACTTTACTTGTTCCCATGTTGTTTGGTTTTTAGGGGTTTAAAAAAGTGTTTTTTGTGTTTTGCTTTCTACTATGCTCATCATGTTTTGGCGTGCTATATGGTAGTAGCTAGGCTTTAATTCAAACCCGATAGCCTTGCGCCCCATTTTAACAGCTTGATAAGCTTCTGATCCAATACCCAAGAAAGGAGTAAATACTACATCTCCTTCATTTGTGTATAGATGGATCAATCGCTCAATAGTATCTAACTGTAAAGGACATATATGCTTTTCATCGCGGTTGTCTCGTGCGGTTGTGTATTGCAGCGTGTTAGTCTGGTTTATGTCCATCCAAACAGGAGAAGCGTATTTTTGCCAAAGATCAACCGGAAGATCTGTATTCGTTACAGGGTTGTTTCGTTCGCCGTCCTTTCTAAAAACAAGAACGTAGTCCGGGAGACCTACCGCGCTCATAGTGCTATCTTTTTTCACTTGCTTATGCAGCAGCTCTATGGCCTTTGTTCGCTGCATCTGAATCACAGGGTCTTTCCAAATTGTTACTCTAGAATGATAAATAAACCCGTGCTTCTCGAATGCCTCGCGAATCATTCCGGAAAAGTCCCGCATACCTCGAAACCCCTCGACACCTTTCTTTATCATTAAATCCATGCAATGAACTGCAACGTTTCGCCCGCTTTGCGTTATGCGGTAAATCTCACTCACCAGGAAATCAAAGTGAACGAGAAACTCTTCCCAGTTCGCACTGTTTCCCATATCCTCGGCAAAGCTGGAATAAGTGTACAGGTCCGCAAAAGGTGGACTAAACACGCTGAACCCTACGCTTTCATCATCGAGTAACTGTATCAATTTTACGCTGTCTCCGTTGCGTATATCGTACCATTCGCATCCGTCGTCTTCGGTGTTATAGTTAGTTTCTTCTTGCGCGTGTTGCCCGTTTATTACGCTTGTCATTGCTTTGTTCATCTCTTCGAATTGGTCTTGTTTTCGTTTTATAGTCTCTATTACGTTTTGCATGGTGTCGGTTGTTATAATGTATATGTTCACTTCGTTCTTTTGTCCGAAACGGTAGCTTCTTCTAATAGCTTGGTAAAGCCCTTCAAAACTAAAGTCCAACGCCGCAAAGACCTGGTTCTGGCAGTGCTGGAAGTTTAGACCGAACTGAGCTATTTTCGGCTTCGTTATTAAGATTCTAAACTTACCGTTTACAAAATCCATAAACGCCTTCTCTTTGTCTTCGGTTTTATCCGATCCTTTGACCTCCACGGCATCCGGTAGCAGCTTGCGCAATAGCTCGCCTTCTTCGTTTTGACGTATCCAAATAATAA